GGTGACGGAGCAGGACTACGAGAGACTGTACGGAGCGTCGAAGCTCCCCGGCAGGCGGACAGTGGAGTTGATGCCGATCCGGGGGAGGACTGCACAGCCGCAGGAGATGGTTCGGGAGACCGGAAGAGAGGTATTTTCCACGGAACATGAGATGCCCGGGAAAATGGAAGACAGAGGCATGGCTCAGCAGGATGAAACTTCAAGGGTCACGGAGGAAGAATTACAGGCACTTTTGCAGGAATTGCTTACTGTATAATAAATGGAAACGATTTGAGAATTGCAAGTAATATTTAGACAGATATTCATTTTTGTTAATTGTGCACAAAAGAAGAGTGCTTTTAGAAACCGGATCAGGCGCTAAAAGTACTCTTTTATTGTGCAGATTTACAACAGCTTTTGCATAATCTGTTTTTCTGTCAAATTTTTGGTACAGATTTTGGTACCATTCCTACCCCCTCATAAGACTATCTAAGTAATCAAAATACGATTACTAAGATAGTCTATATGTCCCCCGCCCATCTCCCCGGGGGACAAAAGAAAAAAAGGGCATCAAAAGAAAAGGCAAGTTTTCATGCCTTTCATCAGGTGCCTGGTTAACCTACAAGATCGGAAGCGGACAGACCGTTAAACTGTCTCCTGGGGTAGTGATTCATCCAATCCTGGATAGCTTGTATCTCTGCTTTTGAATACAAACCAATATCATCACCTTTTGGAATCCACCGTCTGATAAAACGGTTACTGTTTTCATTCGTTCCACGTTCCCCAGAGCAGTACGGATGGCAGAAGTAGACTGTTGTACGGTTCTTCTTAGTTCTGCAGCTTCTTTCGATAGACTGCCAATCTGCGAATTCCATTCCATTGTCGCAGGTAATTGTCTTAAACTTTCCCCTGAATGCCGGAGAACCTATTTTTCTTTCGTACTGATCCAGTGCCCTGATCACAGATTTTGCAGTTCTGTCCTTGATCTTAAAAATCAGTTCATCACGTGATTTTCTTTCAGATAACACCAACAGACACGTAAGATCATCCCTGGAACTGTAAACTGTATCCATTTCCCAATGACCATATTCTTTACGTTCCAGGATCTCCCTGGGTCTCTCTTCGATGGATCTACCCCGAGAAAATTCTCTTTTGGTTGTTTCTTCCTCATTCTTTTTCTTTTTCCTAGGTTTCGCATAAGGTAAATTATTAACAGTTACACCCTTAATCCGGTGAGCATAGACATAATTGTATATGCTCTTCACGCATAACTTGTGGTCCGGGAGCGCATACAGTGCAGCTTCCGGACTATACTTTTTATTCAGGATCAAAGCAGCCACGTCAGAAAGAAAAGGATCATCAGCAGATAATTTTCTTTTCCGACCTCTACGGCTCATATTTTCCTTATGGATCCGCTGTCCTACATCATAACCATAGCGTTTTTCATCCTGCCACAACTTACCCCTTGCAATAAAAGTACCTCTTTTAATTTCATTGTAGACAGTAGCTCTGCAGCATCCGATCATCTCCGCAATCTTTGCTACCGGTGTCTTTTCCTGGTGTAACTTTTCAATCAGGTATCTGTCTTTCTCCGTTAGGTATTTCATGACTGAACCCCCTTTCATACTTCGAGGGTATCAGGATCACAGATATATTTATCAAGGTTAAAATGAACAGCTGCGCTGACCTTGACAAATATATCTGATCCTGATAGTCCAGTCAGTCGGGATACGGAAGGAAACTTTTCAAAGGTCACTACGTTCCCAATGAAAAGAATTAAACACCCCAAACCCCTCAAGGGGCTTTTTTCTTCCTGGTCTTTCCGGTACATCTCCTTTTCAATTCATTTTCGATGTGTCTTGTGCATCAGTCTGAATAATAATTTTTCACCTGGTCCAAGTAAAGAACCGTAAAAATTCAAAGTAATGAATTTTTATCTAACTATAAAAATCGAAAAAATAATTTTTATAGTTTTCTTGACTTTTCCCAGGAGAAAAATTTTCCATTATTCAGACGCCCAAGACAGATACACCGAAAACGAATTTATAAGAAAAGGAGATGATGGAAGCAGAAAGACCCAGGAAGAAAAAATAAAACCAACAACCCAGAGCAGAAACCCAAAAACGTGATAGGCTCCGCCGGAGCCGGAAAGGTAACAAAATGAAGAAAGCCAAAAAAGAAAATTATAGGATCGTAACAGAAAGCGGAAAACAGTTATTTAACCAAAATTACACGGAAGCAGGAGCCAACAGAATATGGGAAATGTACGACGGAATCTACACCGATGACAACGGAAACCAGGAATATATCTACGTAGAAAAAATATAAATAATTGCTGACCTATCGGCAGGACGGGGAGAAAGAGGACCAACATGACAAAAAAAGAACTGGAAATCAGATGTGAAATAATGCAAGAAAGACTCAATAGAATCAATGAAATATGTGAGGGATATACAGACAAAAGCAAAGCACCTGAAACCATAGGCGCGATAATGGCACAATGTGACCCTGATTTTTTAGAGAAGTGTATCAGCTGGAGATTGTAATATTGACAAACAGAAAGGAAAAAACCTATAATATCCCCAAGAAAGGGGTGCAGGTTATGGATGAAGAAATGACAGCTATTGAAATGCAGAGATTTTTAAATCAGCAATACGCAGAGGGAAAAACAGAACTAGAAGCATACAGAAATCTGATGGCAATACTGGGTCTGAGTTACCCACAGAAAAGCGAAAAGGAAAAATAAGAAGAGGGGCGCAAGCCCCTCTAAACTTTTACCCCATAATTCTTTCGGAACCAATCCACAGAATCATCAAGTGGCAACCATCTATTTTTCAAAAAATCATCATAACCCTTATAATCAAACTGTGATCCGTTCCGAAACTCTTTGATCACATTGAACCGTCTGCAAAAAGCATTCCAGGTACTGGCATCCTCTGTTTGAACAGTTCTATAAAGTTGATCAAACGAAATGTTACTTGTAAAATATATGTGCGTGAAGCAGGCTTGTTTATTATTATATCTACACGGCAGTTCAAGAGGGTAAATATCCAGCCACTTAAGCAATATATTGATATCAAAATCGCAAGCACGGAAATCATCAAACAAAATAACATCTTGCCCCTTATATCCATCCCAGGGGTTCCGGTTATCAGTCACGCGATAAACTTTATCGTATCCGCCATATAATTTATATACTCCGGAAGTCTTGCCACTTCCTGGATCACCGAACCAGTATTCCACATGCATCTCACGAACTATATTTTTAAACTGTTCATACCGGAGTATTTCCCGGCACCGTTCCACTTTCTCCAGCTGCATCATATAGTTTGGATTATCTTCAAGGATCTCATAATTACTTTTTCCATCTTTAATCATATCATACAAGGCAACTAGATCATTCCGTTGTCCCTGGTGCTCGTCCGGAACAATGCCAGACTCTTCAAACGTATTTTTTAAATTTGTTTCTTCTTTCGCAGTACCTTTATATTTTCCCTCTTTGCGAATGTAATCCCTTGCTTGTTGCAATGTACCCCGGAGCATATCAAGCTGTGATCCAGGGGGAAACTTTTTTTGTAAAGTACTAAACCGAAGTTGACCGCCACGATGAATAACAATGTGTGTATGTAAAGTATGCTTTTCGTTTCCAATCTCATCACACATAGCCCAGTAGTCAAGAGACCGAATAGAAGAAAGCACTTCTTTAATTTTTTCATGTGTAAAGCCTTTATCCAATGGATTATTGATAGTGATCATCCATTTCCGACAACTGGTATCTTTTTTGCTCTCCATGTGCTTCTCCATTTTGTTACAAAAGTTATATTGTAACAGCCATTTGTTACAAGTACTTGTAACAGTGCAAATTCAGTAAATACAATACTTACAAGAGTTTTGTTACACGTTACAAAAGTTGCCTAGGGGTAATACTAACCCTAGGCAACGCCCTTGACGGCAGGAACCCGGCACCCCGGGACCTTCGCGCCCAAGGACGCGCCCCGCTTCGCTTGTGGGCGCTGTCCCTGGTCACAAGGCTAACCGGGTGCCCCCTACCGTAAAGGGTAAAGTGCACGTTGCTAGTCTTCATCATACTTATAAAAGTCAGTCTCAAGATTTTCTACGTGATCCTTAAGCTTATCATGATCAGACCGCAACAACGCAAGATCCTGCCGGATATCCTCAAAATCAGATTGCCGACATTCGACGTATGCGCAAATAGCACAACAGGAAACAACAGTAATACAAATACAAATAACACAAGCTAAAGTCATATCAGACACCGCCTTTCTTCCTGGGACACCAACGGGGAGTAAATTTACAAGGAACAACGCTATCATTCCAACCAGTATAACCAATAAAACCGGGCATGGAACGAATATCACGATCAGAAAAATACTGCACAATATACTCCTGATCCGGATGTTCGCAAAAACAACTTTTCCGACTACCATACCGGGAATGATAAAATTTACAATATTCACATTCAGAGCATTTTATTTTATTTGCCATAATACACCTACTTTCTTTTCTTCTTTCTCCTGGTTTGCAAAAATAAACCGTAATCTTTCGGAGAACTGGAAGGTTTTACGAATCGCATATATTCCCTATAAAAATTACAAGCACGTCCAAAATAATACATAAAGTCATTCATAATGTACCTACTTTCTCAACATTTTGCTGGTACGCTTCAATTTAACGGTTACACAACTCATTCTGTATTTCATCGATTTCCTCATCAACGTGTTTTAAATGATTAGACAAACACGAAAGATTGTTAGCATTGACTTCCTCGATCGAATTAAAACGATCCACAGAAACACGTAACAAAGAAATATCTTCATACACTTTTTCGAGATCATGCTCACTTTTACAGACACCGCATAACATATAAGTCACTACAATCACAGAAACGCAGATTGCTAAAACAATAGCAAGAGCCATACTTACACACCTACTTTCTCAACTTTTTACTGGCACGTTTTAACTTCCTGGAGGGATTTACAATACCATCAATATTCACCGGATTATTCCGCTGCAAATCAAGGATCTGTTCTTCAGTTAACATGTCACCTTCCTTACATGACTTCGTAAGATTACCGACACATGCTAGGGTATCATAAGCATTAAAAGCAGCATCCTTAATAAACCAACCGAAACGTCGCTTCGGTTTGATCAGCGTAGGATCAGAAGCATTTTCAAGGTCAAAAGCATCATACTGTTCATGTACCATGATTCGCCATATCTTGTTGCAGGTATAGACATAGCTGGTCACCTGACGGAGCAGAGCATCCACATGATTAAACCTTTGCGATGTATAGATCAGGCTGATATGATGGTGACGGCAGGTCAGCAGCGTGTTCAAAAACAGAGGATCAATATTACTCTTGAAGCTCCGGGAATTAAGCTGTACAGAAAATTCATCACCCAGCACAATAGTGCAGGTCAAAGTATCGTTCTTTTCATCCACGGCACGCATACGGTCAGCAACAGCCACGATCTGAGCCATAGATACAAAATCCTCATAAGGAATAGACAACGACACGTTAGAAATAATATGTATCTTCTGGGTAACCCATTTCTTACGGTTAAAGTCATAAATCCGCTTGTCGTTGTACCGCTTATACAAGGATACGACCTTATGTACTGCAGATAAGGTTTTACCCTTGCCAAACAATCCAACATAGCAGGAGATCGTACCGGTAGCGCATTCATCCCACCGATGGAACCGGAAATATTTATACAGATCAATCACACCATACCACACGGTACTGATCGGATGCGTCACAATTACACGGACACAGACCGACATAATACAGGCAAAAACGATGATAAATAAAAACAATTCAAGCATACGATCACCGCCCAACCTTTAAGCAGTTAGCAGCTATGGAGCTGATGCTTTCTAATACCAAACAAAACACGATCAGACCGACCACCACAGCCGGAGTAAATTCATTTGATCCGTTACAGATATAATTAATTATGTTTTCCATTCTTCATAATCTCCTTTGCATAACGACAACTATTAACCAGGTAACACATTTTACACCGCTGGACATCATCCCCGGCGCGGATCACACGACATCCAACAAGATCATGACAATGGTTATCTTCATTGATGCAGGATCCTTTTAACCTGCAGGTAAAATTAGCGCATGGACTCATTTGTCTAACACATCCCTTCTTCCATCCAAACTGCGACCAGTCATGTTAGCAACGACAATTTTTATCCGCTTAATCACCCAAAAGGAGAGCAGCAGAAAAATAATTGTGTCCAGTCTATAATTTATTGCCGAAAAATAAGGCTCAAAATCGTTTGCAGATAAATTTTGTACTTGAACTTGTTCCGTCGCAGGTTCCGAAACAGCGACAGTAAAAGGTATATAATTACCATCACTATCCATAACGTAGACATTTGTTCCGGATTCTCCTGAATCCACGGACTCAGTAGGGGATTCTTCCGCAACAGATCCGGCATCTTGTACCATATCGGATTCAATGCCAGTGCTATCGGATAATACAGGATCATCAGCTCCAGGAACATCCAAGGAAGTTCCCTGATCATCATTTTCAACAGTTTCAACAGTCTCGATATTTTCATATTCATTCATTTTAACAACCTTTCTTGATAGATGCCCCGGTGTATGGTAGGATAAAGAAAAACACCATACGGAGGGGAAAACAATGAGCGTCAACGATATTATCTTTGCATCTTTAGGAACAGCACTTTTTATAGGATTAATTATATTAATTCTAATTTGGTTGTTTATTTATACTGCAGTAAAGGCAGCTACAAAAAATGCAATAAAAGAAGCTTACAGAGATATTAAACTTATGCCGGAAATAAAACATATTACACCGGAAGAAGAACTAAAAAAGGAAATGGAAGGCTGGAATTAACGAAAAGTTCTAAAAAGAATGTATAAAATTATAAAACCAACCAAACCATAAATAATAACATTAGCTAAAGTAAAATGATAACCGTCTATATTAAGATCAATAGAGAGAACACGGATACAAAAATCAATAACAAGCTTTAATTCTTTCAAAGTGATCACCTACCTATAAACCTACAAACAATGACAGCACCAATAGCAACAGCAATAAGACCAATAAGCCAAGGCGGTAAAAAACCAAACACAG